GCTGTTTAGGCTCAGATTGCTTTTCTTTGGGCATCTCTTAGCTTATAGCCCTTGACAATCTCTGGATGTGGTATGTTACCGCGAAAATTCATTGCAACAATAGCAGGAGGAATATTGCCACGCAAAACATTATCAACTTGCACTGCGCGTTCAGTTGCAGTGTAGTTAGTAGCCGGACTAATGTGTGAAACATTATAATATGGAATTTCTACTTCAGAAAGACCTTCCATAGAATTATCTATCACTTGCAGCGATGTACCCATATTTGTTGAACCCCCCGGCAATGTATTAGTTAATTGCATCGGCAAACCACCAATAGAAAACCTAGCAACCAAATTATTAAATGCGTCCTGCACAGTGTTCCACAAATACCAAGAAGAATATCCCTGAAACTTAGGAGTGAAAGCCGCAGCCCCGGTACTTTGTACATGGGTAGCCTTCAAACGCATAGAACCACGCCAAAATGCGTATAAATAATAATAATATTCATACATAGAAATAGTTTTAGTTGGTGCTACAGTGTTTACTGGAGCAATAACAGAAAAAGGTGCAACCACAATTGTTTGATTGGTTGGTGATTGATCAAGTGTGCCCAACTCACCAAAACGTTTAGTAAGCTGGCGAACAGACATTATTTTTTCCCCAATACAATGAGCTTCAGGCGACCAATTCGCTGAAATCATGTGCGTATCAATTGAAGCTGGATGAACACCATGCTGAGCCTCATTTCTGGGGATGGCTTCATTTTCACCCATGATTTGTGCTCGAATGACAGTTGGAATATTATTGTCATATTCTTCCTCATGTTCCTCCTTCTGTTTTTCATCCTCTGCAAGCGTAAAACCACCAGCATAAGGGACATAAGAAGGAGCGGAAGGAGCAGCAAAAGTAAGATCAGGTCCACCACTCACTTCAACAATAGTGTCAATAGATTGGAACACATTGTTAGCAGCAACCAATTGATTAAGAACCTCGACACGAACAATACCTGTTACAGCATTGTACATATTCACATTGTTAGTTCCCAACCAAGCAGCTTCTGGACGTATACAAAACATCCACGGTCTAGAAGAGACATATGGAACAGTAAAAGAAACCTCAGTAGAAGTTCGCAAATCAACAATAACTTTTTGTGTACGCGATACATCAGGCACACCAGATGAAATTGTAGTATTATAATAGAACGGAATAAAGGAAATCCTAAGACGGCCAGAATGAAACTGAGTTTTAACAAACTTAAAAGTATAAACAATAGAACCACGCCAATAGCCATGTGAATTAGCAACATAACCCATGTGAGTACAACGAAATCTATCAGTAATTGTATCTGAATAAGCTTTTATTTTAAAAGGAGTCACAAAATTGTCCCAGAGGATAGCATTAGTAAGATTGGTAGTAGACCATGTAAATCTATCCCAAAAATTAGGAATAGATACAACATGAGACAAATCCATCTCATCAGCTGACGTGCCAGCCAAACCAGATTTCGTTTCTATTTCATTTGAAGAAGACAAAGCAAGTTTGTGAGAAGAATCAGCACCATCAAAATTTGCCATACGAACCTGACCACGAAGTTTAGACTCACATGGCAAACCCTGAACAGTTGGTTTAGAAAAACCTAAAATTTTGAAGATATTAGCGGCCTGTGCAGAAATCCAGGCAGGACGAGTAAACATGTTACCCAATACCGGAATTCGTGACAGTGTATTCAAACCCTCAGAAATCTGACCAATACCAGCCGAGGGTGAAGCATTGTCTTTAAGCTGTTTCAGCTCAGAACCAACTTGCGCAAAAATTCTATCAGTGTGCTTCTCATAGGCTCGTGAGTCCCACAAAGCTCGCATATCCTCTTGTGTAAATTTACCCGATGAAATTTGATTGGCAATACTAGCCATATTTGGAGCAGAACCTGTAAAAATATTTGCACCAGTTGGATACTGAATATCTACATCTTCCAGATGTGCCCAAACAGTGTACTCAACTGACCCAGTACCAGAGATCTGATCACGGAGTTGACTATATACAACAAGATATATAGCTCCAAAAGAACCTTGGCCCGTAATCAAATTGTAGTAAACATGTGGAGACACATAGGGAATACGCATCTCAATTTCAGTGCCAACACTCAAATCCAAATCGGTTCTGGGACAACCAGAACGTCCTTGAAGAGTGGCATTAACCAATGAAACTCTATTAGGCATATACTGAGCATAAGGATAATATTGAAGCATCAAACGTCCCTGTTGAAAGGGTTGAGAATTGACCTGAACCTTGACAACAAGGGTTGCTCGAAGACCAACAAAGCCGCGTAATTTTTCTTGATACATAGTATAGATATAAGAACCTCAGGAAAATTAGCAGTGTACAACTGAGTTTCGGTAGCCTGAGTTTGACTCCATAAACCGGTTTGAATAATAATAGGACGAGAAAGAAAATCTTTGATCGTGTGAATACGTTCTTCACGTGTTGTCATTGACAAATAATCAGTTGAAAGGTTAACGATATCAGGCACTGCAGTAGTCGAAGGGGTAACTCCTTCACTAGTGAAGTGCACAATTTCGCGCTGTTCAGACGTAATTTGACGATCTTCATTTTCAATATTTGAATTATTTTGAAATGTAGCAGGTAAATATCTTAGACCTAAAGACTACCTAATCCATAAAGTCGCATAGAGGGTATCCTGGATATTGTGGGGCTGCCACTAGGCATCCTGGATTGTAAAGTTAAATAACTAACCTAGTAATCAAAATAGCACTACTTTCCTTTTAATTAACCTCTAAAATTTGTATAGAAAAGCAAGATCACATTTTGACCTTAAAACTCATAAACTTCATCTGCAAGATAAGTAAGATCATGCAAATATTGTTCATAAGTAGAAATTTGTGGAATAGAAGGAAGTTTAACAGCAATTCGCATAATTCCACGATATAGTTCATCATAAGCATCTCTGCCATGATTGACCACTTCACGAAAAGCTGTATTAATGTTAGACATAAGGATAACATTAGGATCAATTGTATTACGCGTCCAATTCAACATCTCATAGATCACTTCAATTTTGAGAGGAGCAACTGTACGCTGCAACTCAGGACAAAATCTAAAGCCACGCTTCAAGAAGAA